TGAAGGTACATGGGCTACACCAGAAGGTGAAGAACAAGTTTCTGAACTAATTGATTTACTAATGGAACCACTTATTGTTGGTGTAGATGCTACTAACGCTACTAGTGCATTATACAACTTAATCGGTAACGATGTATTGTTTGATCGTCTAGGTGATTTAGCAGAACAAGATCCAGAAGCTGATGCACGTGATGTAGTTATGGATTGGGTACAAGAAAATATGCCAGAAATCTACGGTAAAGTTATGAACGAAATCGGCGACGTAGAGCCGGCCGATCAATACGAATCAGCTGTAGCTGAAGGCGATGATGAAATGGAGTTTGACCGTGACCTTGATGAACCTGATCAAGAATACGGTAGCGACATGGAGTTTGATCAAGATCGCGACCCTCCAGATCAGTTTAATCGTGGAATGAGCGAAGGTGAATACGATGAAGACCAAGTCGAATCAATACAAACAGCAATTATCCGTAGAATTACACAAAACATTGGACAACACCAAGAACTATTAATGAAAGCAGGACCAGACGGTGTTATGAATGCCGCACGTGATGTAGCAAGTTTCCACGCACCAGTAGAAGAATTAGGCTCAAGCGATATTAGTATTATGGTCCGTGAAGTATACCGTGAAGTAGGTGTAGAATATCCAGAAATGAATGAAGGTCGTATGAAAGAAGTTGACATGGATCTTACAGAACTATCAGATGAAGAATTTCAGGCAAAGTATAATAAATCTAAAGAAGAAATGAAAGCGGCACTGGCAGAAGGATATGAAGATCACGTTAACAAAGATGAAAAAATGAAACGTATGGGTGCAAAGCCATTAAGCTTCAAAGACAAACTTAAAACTATCCCTCATGGTATCAAGGCAATAGCTAAAGATGAACCAGAAGACGATGTATCATTATATAACAAACAATTCAACGAAGAACTTGCACAAATGCGTAAAATAGCCGGACTTATGTAAAATAACAATAATAAATCAATTAAACAAAAGGGCATTTTTTAATGCCCTTTCTTTTGAGCAATAAATATCGATATGAATCTAATAACAAAGTTTTTCTGGCAGGTGTATTTGAGTAGGTCTTGGGAATACCGGGGTGTACCGATAATTGAAATTGATGATGTAATTGCTCTTAATTTCAATAGTATGTTTGATCGTAATTATGGGTTTATGGGCACTGATCAACTAATATATCAAGTTGATAAAATCGGCATCGGCAAACGTTTTCTTTTTGTGTTTGAGGATGGGTGCAACCCGGTACTGTCAGGGGGCATAGAAATAGTTAAACTCATCATTAAAAAATATAATCTTACTCCGAACACTTGTCTTATTTTTTGTAGAGACGATGTAGACATACCGCTAGCAACAATTATTAAACACGATAGCATACAAATGTGGATAAATGTATTATATCCAACTATTAAAGATATTACTATCTCTACTGGCAGATTTACTAAGAAATTTGCCGCATGGTTTCATCGTGGCACATTTTATCGCCTACAAATAGCCCGTCAACTTTATACAAATTATCGAGAAGAGTCTTATATATCATATCAAGAGCGTGGCATGCTATTTGATTTACCTTTTATTAAATATTTCGAAGATGATATAGCATGGGCTGACGCTAATACTCCTATAGTATTTGATCAACTATTTCCTATGCGAGTGTATACTCATGATATGATAGTCGGCGCAGGTCGTAAGCCGTATCATGATTATTTTATGGAAATTGTAGTAGAAACTGATTGTGTTAGCAATACATGGATTACTGAAAAACCAATTAAGAATTTATATATTGGAAAACCATTTATTATGATGTGTGGTGCACATAGTCTAACGCGATTACAACAAGCAGGATTTAAAACCTTTAGCCCGTGGATCAACGAAAGCTACGATCAAATTGAAAATAATTATCTAAGATTTGAAGCTATTAAGCAAGAAATAGATCGCATAGCCACATTGTCTATAGATGAACTTAACAGTATATATCAAGAAATGTTGCCCACTATAGAATACAATAGACAACATTATTTACAATTAGTGCCGGACCATGTTAAATGAGCACAATACTATTAGCCGGTGATAGTTGGGGCATTGGAGTATTTGAAGGAGTCGGCGACACATATGGGCCTATTGGTCAGGGCATTGCTACCATATTACAAGATGCAGGACATAAAGTTATCAATATAAGCAAAGCCGGCGGTAGTAATTGGCTACAGCTTGATCGCATGGAAGACAATTGGGATAATACAGGCAGATCGTTATACGGACATTCTCAACTTGACGAATATAAAAAAATTGCCTGGGACACTGTAGATTATATTGTATTCCTGCAAACAGATATATTTAGAGAACATTATCTATATGTTAGAAAACCCCCCGATGCTGAATTTATGCAATGGAAAGAATTAGACGAATCATTTGTTAAATCTTTATTGAACTACAATAGTTTAGATAATATGATCACTGATTATTTTTCTAAATTTTATACGAAATTAAATGAAATTGCTTTACAACGTAATGTGCAGGTATTAATGTTAGGGTGTTGGAGTCAACTACACCCAAGTATTGACCAATATAGTAATTTAATATCAGTGGTACCTAGTGCCACTAAGTTATTAATACCTAATCTATTAGAAGATGTATATCTAAGTGATCCGGAGTGGTATGGTCAATTAGCAGATACACCAAAATTTATGCAGAAATTTGGATCTGAGTTTAAACCAATGTCTATTGTGGCCGCTGAGAAATTGGATCTAATATACAAACATTGGAAAGAAGTGCATCCAGACATTACAGGATACAGCAAACTAGTAGATGAATTACTTCCTTATTTTGGTAAAACTATTTAAACTTTTTACTTGACCGTGCAATCAATATAACGTATTATTAATGTATAGGTGATAAATACTATTGTAGGTAGCGGGAAGTTACTTATATTAAGACCAACTTAAAACAACAGGAGAAATACATCATGGCAACATCATTAGCAGAAATCAGAGCAAAGTTACAAGCGCAAGACACACGTAGTTCAGGTAAATCATCCACAGGCGGCGGCGACAACGCAATCTATGCACACTGGAATATCGACGAAGGTGCAACAGCACGTATCCGTTTCTTACCAGATGCAGATCCAAAAAACACATTCTTCTGGGTTGAACGTAATATGATCAACTTAGAGTTCGCTGGCATAAAAGGCCAAACAGACAGTAAAAAAACAACAGTACAAGTACCGTGTGTTGAGATGTGGGGCGAGTCGTGTCCAATCCTAGCAGAAGTGCGTACCTGGTTTAAAGATCCAAGTTTAGAAGACATGGGTCGTAAATACTGGAAAAAGAAATCATATCTATTCCAAGGGTTTGTACGTGAAAACCCATTGAAAGATGATAAGACACCAGAAAATCCAATTCGTCGTTTCATCATTAGTCCACAAATTTTTAACTTGGTTAAATCAGCATTAATGGATCCAGAGTTAGAAAACTTGCCAACTGACTATGCAGGTGGTTTAGACTTTACTGCAACTAAAACAAGTAAAGGTGGCTATGCTGACTACTCAACTAGTAAATGGTCACGTAAAGAAAGTGCTTTAACACAAGATGAAGCTGAAGCAATTGAGAAGTTTGGTTTGTATAACCTTGCAGACTTCTTGCCTAAACGTCCAAACGAAGCAGAGCTTAAAATCATGAAAGAAATGTTCGAAGCATCAGTTGACGGACAACCATATGATGAAGAACGTTGGGGTGCGTACTTTAAACCACGCGGTTCATACACATCAAATGCTCCGGCAACTACTACATCAAACGATGTAGCTGCCCAACCAGCAGACCGTGCTGTAGTTTCTGAGCATGTTGAAAGCGCACCTGCTCCTGTAGCAGTTGACGTTCCGTTTGAAGCAGATGAAGTAGCGGTTAGTGCTCCAACAGCACCAATAGCTACTCCAGCGGCCGGCGGCCAACGTGCTGAAGACATCCTTGCAATGATTCGCAATCGTCAAAAGACATCTTAAGTAGATAATGCGTACGGGGGCGCAATGCCCCCTATTTCAATTAAAAGGACATTCTCATGGCAAAACCATTCGACATTAGTAAATTCAGAAAGTCAATCACTAAGTCAATCGACGGCTTAGGCATCGGCTTTAACGATCCGACAGATTGGATCTCAACAGGCAACTACACATTGAACTATCTATTAAGTGGAGACTTTAACAAAGGTATTCCAATGGGTAAGGTAACAGTATTTGCTGGTGAATCAGGCGCAGGTAAATCATTTATCTGTAGTGGTAATATTGTGCGCCACGCACAAGAGCAAGGCATTTACGTTATCTTAATTGATACAGAAAATGCGTTAGACGAAGCATGGTTACACGCATTAGGTGTAGACACAGACGAAAGCAAGTTACTTAAACTTAACATGGCTATGATTGATGACGTGGCTAAAGTTATCAGTGACTTTGTTAAGGAGTATCGTACTCTACCAGAAGAAGACCGTCCTAAAGTATTGTTTGTTTTAGACTCACTAGGTATGATGCTAACACCAACAGACGTTAATCAGTTTGAAGCAGGTGAAATGAAAGGTGATATGGGTCGTAAACCCAAAGCACTTACAGCACTTGTACGTAACTGTGTAAACATGTTTGGTACATTAAACTTAGGATTAGTTGCTACTAACCACACATACGCTAGTCAAGATATGTTTGACCCAGATGATAAAATTTCAGGTGGTCAGGGCTTTATCTACGCTTCAAGTATTGTTGTAGCTATGCGTAAACTTAAACTTAAAACAGACGCTGACGGTAACAAGACTACGACTGTCAACGGTATACGTGCCGCTTGTAAGATTATGAAAACTCGTTATGCTAAACCGTTTGAGTCAGTGCAAGTAGAGATCCCATATGAAACTGGTATGAGTCCTTACTCAGGTATGGTAGATATGTTAGAAGCTAAGAACTTGCTTAAGAAAGAAGGCAATAGTTTAGTCTATACTTTAGCAGACGGTGTTATTATTAAGAAGTTCCGTAAGGCTTGGGAACGCAATGAAGATGAATGTCTAGATAAAGTTATGAAAGAAATTTCATCTAATCTTCATTTGCTAAGTACAGAAGTTACTAAAGTTACAGACGATGATGTATCTGAAAACGAAGTACTCGAACAAGGAACTGAATAATGAGCATTGATGTAGAAATTTTAAGTGAAATGTGGCTAACGACTAAAGAATATATCTCACAAAAAGATCGCCAAGCAGTAGCAGATCATGTAGTTAATGTTGTAGCAGACCACAGCATTACAGAAGCTGATTTGAAGAAGTTTGGTGGTACAGATGCTTACCTACGTCGCGCAGTAGAGGAATACTTAGGCGAAGAAGCTGAACCCGAAGATGACTACGATGACGAGTGAGTATGTGGTATAATAAAGTAGTACAAAATATTGGCACTTTACCTGACTTCATCGATTACTACACTACTGAACTAGATGTAGCTAAACGCGAAGTTAAGGTAAATGGCAATATTGAAAAAGGGCTGGCTACATTGCCCGGAGTTACAGAGCAACGTTTCAATCAACTACAAGAGATTGAAGCGGTGCTTAACTTTCTCAATATTAAACTTCGTAAAATTCGACAGGATCACTACAAAAAGTACCTCGAAGCCTACGCACGTGCGCTTACTTCGCGCGATGCTGAAAAGTATGTCGATGGCGAAAGCGAAGTTATTGATATGGAAACTATTATTAACGAAGTAGCACTCTTACGTAATAAATGGTTAGGTATTATGAAAGGCTTAGAAGCAAAATCATACA